ATGTGGGAGGGGGGGCCTTTTTTACGAGACCCCTCCCCCCATGGGCAAATTTTTTTTTCAAAAATTAGACAAATTTAGAAACCTTGATGAACATTCCTGTAACATTTTCCTTGACGATCTCATCGATGGCGCGCTCAATAGCGCGAAGCTGCATAGGGAGTGGCTCCTCGTCCGAGTAAACTGCGATTCGTCCAAGCAGACTAAGTGAGTGATAGCCTGCTGCCTCGTCCCAACGATACCAATCATCCCATTGAGTGAAAGGATCAAAAGGATTGTCAATAGTAGACAACAAGTGTTGTTCCATTAGCTCACATCACTTCGTTCTTGATAGTACTGACGGAGACTCCTAATGCTTCAGCAATGTCAGCCTGTGAATAGCCAGCATTCATCATTGCTTTGGCCCTAGCTGCAATGGCTGGTGTAACAGACTGGGGGCGTTTGGGTGTAGCAAGTTCTCGCACACGGTCTAGATCTGCGTTGTTAACAATGTCTCTAAGCCTAGTGTTACTAACAGCTCCAGCTTGGATGGCTTCCCATTCCTTGTCGGAGATGTGGATCTTAGTCTTGGCGGCGCCTGTTCTGAGGCGGGCTTCTGCAATAGCCTGGGCGGAGATCTTCTGATACTGAGCGTAAGTCATCTCAGGATTAGCAGCCTTCTTCATGGAGACTACGCTGTTTGCAATGAGCTGGGCTTGTCGCTCTAGGGGCTTGTTTTGGAGGGCGGTGTTTAGTTTGGCATCGAGGGAGTCAACCTGGGATCGATAGGCTTTTGCAGCATCCCGGTTATAAACGAGGGGGGGTGTGTTTACCATTACTCGACGGGACTCATTAGCAAGCCCCTTCATACGGTTGGCATGGTCGGCATAGACCTTCTCGATCTCTGTACCCGACGATAGATCATGAGCATTCTTTACTTCATTCATGCCCTTAGACTTCATCTGGGCATAGTTAGTTTTGACAACGCCCTTCTTACTGACAGTCTCCCAAGACCTATTAGTAGGTGTGAATATAAGCTCCCCAGTCTCCTTGTCGATGGGGCCGCCCTCTGAATATTTCCTGGGCTTCTTCTCATTGACTCGGACTGTTGCACCGGCCCTAGTAATAAGAGTACTGGCACCACCGGTAGGGGATCCTTGATATTTCTCTTTTAGTTCTCGAATACCATTGACTTGGGCCGACAACTTGTAATTTAGTTTATGCTTCTCTGCGTCAATAACAACCATAGAGTGCCTGACTGCACGAGCTAGCTCATCACTAGAAGCTCCCCTGATACTCATATCTGCGATAAGGTTAGTGATCTTACCCATCTCTGTACCCTTATTCATCTCCGTCATAACAGTCATACCCTTGTAATATGGGTAAGCTCTCTGCGGATCGAAGTCTTTGAGGCCTGCCAAGGAGGGGGAAGATTTAATCTTACCATCATTATTCGGAATAACCATTACAGTGTCGCCATCGAAATCAGCACCCGAAAGTTTCTGAGCTACTTTATGGTTGATTCCGACAGCATCCCTTGGATTATCACCCAACAATTTCTTTGCTGCTGGATTCTTGTTATTTACAACTAGCTCTGGGATTTCGAAAGTTCCACCATGAGGAAACCGAATAAGAGCTACACGTTCGCCATGGCGATAGTTAGGAGCATAAATCTCTGTGGCTTTCATTTCATTGACAGGGATAATAACGTGATATCCGCTTCGGCGAATCCCAGCGGCTTCTAGATGAGCAGCAGAAGAATCAGCCTCGTCAGAATATGATTGTAGAAGCTTTGTCTTAATTACTGGATTCTCAAGTTCTAGAATTCGATCAAGCTCTTCTCGCTTCTTAGAATATGAGACTTCCAGTTGCTGCTTTGCCAGCTTTGGGTCCTGCTTACTGAGCATCTGAGCAGAAAGAGTCTTTGACCAGTCGTCCCAGGCTCCTTCTTCATTAACTAGGTTCATTGCAGATACAGCTCGATCTTTTCCATCTTTGTCTTTCTCAACAATCTGCCTTTTAATAACAGCACCATAAGGATTATCTGGATCATCAGAAAGTTTCTTCAAAGCATCAAGCTTATTCCCAGTTGGGCTCTTGTTAGTATTAAACATAACATCTACGCCTTTTGGAAGATCATCCTTGTAGACGGCCATGCCCTTAATATAATGCGTTCCATCTACAGTGGCCCTGATCTGGGCGTAATTGTTGTTGCCGATTGATACATCTTTAACCCCAGGACGAATATAAACTAGTCCATCTGCTTCTGCGCCACCATCAGGCCCGTATTTGATGGCGACACGCTTCGAATCGATAGACAATGGTTCTGCGATCCCGTAATTGGTTCGACCTCTATCATCAGAATATGAGTCAATCTGATGAATCTTGTCTGGATTCAGTTTAACATCAACATACTTGGTTCCGGGAGGGGCCAAAACCTTTACTGTAGTCAAGTTCGTAGATCCTGGCTGCGGGACCTGGATCTTATGAACTTCATACCCTTCTTGCTTGAGAATATCGACTGAAGCCTGAAGCTTTGTCTGCTTGATACCGATTCGGTTGCCAACACCGAGACCGACGTCAATATAACCCTTCTCGTCGACCTTCTCTCGGAGCATGTTCGCAGTATTCATGAGAATATCATTCTTCTCTTTGGTCGAAGGCCTTAGAAGGTCTCGAACCGAAGATTCGTTCAACCCCATTCGCTTTCCGACTTCTACGTTAGACAAACCTTTGTCTCGAAGTCGAACAGCCATTGAAATATCCGCAGCTTTTGTCTCATGGATGGCCACAGTTTTAGCAGCTCGGAGATCTGTTGTAGATATACCGTAAGCTTTGGCGATTTCTGTTTCGCTCATGCCTTTCTTTCGCAACTCATGATAGTTTCCGAGAAAGCTTCGGTTGACTGCGTCCTGCGTTTCCCCACTACCCCAAGGATATCGGCCACTTCGCTTAAGAATGCCATAGTGCATGAGAAAGTTTACGTCAACCAAAGGCATTAAGCTTCCTCCTTCATGGTTGTGATAATCTTGTCGAAAGCGACGATCTTGTCCATAATATGAACGATAGTATCTGGACTAGGCTCAAATATAGAAACTTCGTCGTTTTGATAGATTCTGAGTTCCATACCAATGTCAAAGGGTTTGAATCTGTACTCAAGGCAGAACAATGCCGCATAGACTTCTAGCTGATGCTCAGAAGCTGGTGTTACACCAGTCTTGAGATCATGTACTCTAAGAATATTGTTCCTGAAGCAGATAGCATCAGCTGTTCCAAAAGCATTATCACTAAAATATAGAATCTGTTCCGGAGACATTCTGAAACCAATTGCATCGTTCACGTACTGATTCAAGCTTTTGGTTGTCCTCGGAAGCTTTACCCCCAACCGGATAGCCTCGCTAGCAAATGCGTGCAACTCGACACCACGTTGAGCAGCTTGAGCAGAAGCATAGACTCGCTCCAACTTCTCGACATCGTAGTTGATCCAATGATACTTGCTAGCACTCAGAAACGCGTGCTGTCCAACCAGACGCGAGTGCTTGTTGAAGATCATGAATAACTTCCTCTTCATTCTCTGGGTAGATGAAAGCTGCATACGACATCTCGTTCAGCTTTTCAACAAAATATACCTGATTGGGTCTCTTCTCAGAAGAGGGAGAAGTCTTGACCTCCAGCATAGCCCACTTGTCTCCTACCAAAATAAGCAGATCTGGAATGCCTTGCGTGTAACCAGAATCATTCTTCAACACAATGCAGCCTGGAAATATCTTCTTCAGCTTATGTATCAAATCTGCCTGATAGACACGCTCTAGCATCCTGTTCCTCTCAAAAAGTGTTAAACTGCTTCTCATCATACCCCATGAAAATATAACGAAGTAGAGTGTAGTATTGTCATAGAGACAAAAACTAAGAGGCCTTGTTTAGACCCCTTAGTCTTTTTGAGAATATAGAGCTCAGTCAACGAATCTGAACTCAAACCCCAATGGAAAGACTTCGCAATTGTTCACACAAGATCGAAGTACATCAGCAGGCAAGTGGCCGTAAGCCATTGCTGCTTGAGAATATGAGTCGAAGTACTCATCTGTAGTGACGCAGTAGATCTTGGTCTGCCGAGAATATGGCTCCAACTGGTTCTCGTAAGCTCGTCGGAACCAGACAGGCCTCCAGACCAGATTATCGGCATGGCAGTTTGTCTTGTCTCCGTCGAGATGAACCGTAACAGTCTTGATTCCGTCTTGAGAATATAGATCTTCGACAAAGGCTTCTCCGACAAGCCTAGCGACTTGGTAGTGCCTCTGGTTGCCGTACTCTTTGAAATATAGAGACACCATAGGCTCCCCGGAGCGAGACGGGTAGATGGCGCAACGCCTGTCCTCGAACTTCTGGTGTCGAACTTCACCAAATGGGTTAACGACGTAATTGGGGTTTACAGTTACGGGTACCCACTCAGCGCGAGACCATTTGATTTGATTGTGCATTACATCCTCCTTTTAAGAACTACACACAAAAAATGAAAGTACACTGCATGAAGTACACTGCAAGACTTGCAGAAAAACAGAAAAAAATAGCAAAAGAGTTTGTGGAGATTGTGGGGAGCATTGTGGGGAGCTCCTGGTGCACGTAATCTGCTATTTTAAACTCCTCTATAACTACATAGAAAAAATAAATGGATTTTCCGCAAAACCCGCGGTGTACTTTCAAAATTTCAGTGTAGTTTCTTCCTTTCCAAGGCCTCAAGGCTAATCTTGGATTCGTTGAAGTTTCTCTTAGAACTCAAGCATCTCTTGATGGCAGAGTCGATTGGAGCATTAGAAAGAAGCACGTAATAGTGCATCTGAGAATATGGACTGTTCAATCTGTCGATCCTACCTTTAGCCTGCTTGAACTGCTTGTAAGAATATGTTAGTGAGTAGAACAAAGTGGTGTTGGTCTCAATGCAGTTCCAACCTTCGGACCCACTTGCATACTGCACCAAATATAGCCACCTGTCAGAGTCGGGCAGAGGCTCGTGCTTGTGGCCATTCCATTCAGCAACAGCGATAGAGTCGCCCAAAGTTCTGAGAATATGGAGTTCATAGTCAAAGTTGTAGAAGACGATCAAACGGTCGTGCCTCTTCAAAATATCACGAACTGCTTCCAATCTAGAAGGGTCTGAGTTCACAACTTTACGCATTGCACTGAAAAGCTCGGAAACGTTACTGATTGGTCGTTGCTCTTGAATGTTCCAACGATCCTTCAAAACAGTTCGAAACGCTTCGACATCATACTGCACTCGAATTTCATGATCGACATGACTTGAAGTCTTCAAATATGGCATCTCAACTAAGATCTCATCTCTCAGTCTAAGAAGTTTTCCAACGTTAAGGTATCGTTCGATCTTTGGGTACTTGGTGTAGGGAGAATATACAACGTGTTCCCTTTTGAAAGCCGAATGATTCGGATAGAACCCGTTTGCGACGAATATAGCTGCGTAGTCGAGCCACGTATCGCCCGGGGTAGCGGAGAGTAGAATCCATCGATTCCTTCTGGAAATCTTGAGAAAAGACCTCGTCCAGGACCCAGTTCCGACAAGACGTTGTTCATCAAACACAAAAAACGCATCAGTCACTCCTTCGTACTTAGAAATATTGTTCCATGAATCTACGACAAGTACCCCGCCGATAGTCGCATCTCTTGTCTTACCGATTCCATACTGAGCGCCCTCTCTTTCCCAGTCCAAGGAATCTCGCTTCTTGGCCGTTGTTATGACGTAAATATCTTTTGGAAGCTCTCGCTCCACATAGTATGTCATGGCAGCCAAAGACTTACCAGATCCAACACCTCCCCATAGAACACTACCGTTCTTCAACCTATCGACAGCATCTCTCTGATGAGAATATAGCTCCATGCTTCTCCAAATGAAAGACTCATACACCTTGTCGGGATGTATGAGGGTTGAGTCGAGAATATGAAATCAGTTGTTGGTGAGGTGGCAACCGGGGTACTGCAGCAGGTTGACGAGCAACTCGTCGATGACGTGTCGCTTGGTCTTGTTCCGCGTGAAGAACCTCTTGACGTACAGGTAATTGACCTGCGTGTTGTTCTGAGGTTCGATGCCGAACAGAAGCAGCGAGTCGTTCATCTTGTAGATGATCTTGTGCGCAATGCGGTTGTATTCCATGAGATTCCTTTCTCTCATAATACACTATGAATATACCGCGAGAAGACTCAGACACCGTGTTAGAGTGTCTTTGTCTGAGTATCACTGGAGTTCGTGAGTCACGAATAGAATATCGTCTCCACACTGTAGCCATTGGAGCATGTCGTCCGCAATGAACTTGTGCAAGAGTGTGATGGCTTTCCATTCATTGATGTCAGCCTGAATATACCATTCAAGGTACTTCTGCTGACGCCAATTGGTGATGGGTCTGCCACTAAACTCAAGGCTTTCGTTCATCGGTTTGATAATGTCCAACATGAGTTTCTGTGCGTCTAAATATATGATAGTGTTCACCTCATTTCGAAGTGATACTCATCATACACTATGAATATACCGCGAAAAGACTCATACACCTTGTTGGGGTGTATGAGGGTTGGTTGAGGATATGGGCAGGGTCAGCGGATGTCGAAAAAGTACTGCGTACCGTTCTGCTTGAGCATGTCAGCGAGAGCTCCGAGGATGATCTGGTCGTCCGAGTCCGTGGCCATGAACCACATGCTGTTCAGGGTGATGACCTGAAGGCAGTGATCGATGGTC